TCATATCCATTCTGTTTATCAGGATCGCCTGTTTTTTCATCGTAGCTCTGCAACTCAAGGCACTCAATTAAACGAGTGCAACGGGCATGAATCGCCAAACGTCTTTCCCCTTTGCCGTTCTGTAATAACGCATTGACGGTTGCAACTCTATCTTTGATAAAGGGGTTGCTCTTGAGAGCCATTGAACTGAAGCCGTAACTTGTGAGTATGGCGATATCTGTCTTTGATGCGTTAATCGTTGAACGTGCTGAACCACTTGCGTCAGGGTAAACTAAGATTCTGTTTGAAGGGTAGCGTCTTTTAATTTCTTGTGCCAACGCATCTGTATCATTTTGTTTTGATATTTCATCAATAATTACTAACTTATTTCCATCTTTTACACCGACAACGGCATTACAGTTCATTACGTTGAAATCAATACCAATCAAAAGGGTTTCCATCTTGATATCAAACGGTATTTTGTTGATAACATGATGATCACGGTCGAAACGATCATAAACTTGGCCGCTTGTAAGGTTGACCCACTGTCCTAACAGATAAGCTTTTATTAACTGCGGTGGATAATTTTCATACAAAGAAGGAATAAATGTATCAGGCAAGTGAGGATTATCAGCAGTCTTTGCCTGAATCAATCCTGTGTCAGACTTTTTATTTTTTTCAAAAGTTTCAAATGCCCAGCCATGACCTTCAGGAGTTGTTGTTGCGTAAAACTGTTGAACATTTCCAGATCTAAGTCTTGCAAGTGCCATATTCATAGCGTTTTCTGCCTCTCGTTTTGGAACAGTATCTGCCTCGTCAAATCCAATTGCACATAAGTTTTGGCCTCTCAATCTTTGATATGTAAGCATGGTTCTTAATAAGATTGTGTGAGTGCCTTCTTTAAATTCTAAAGTGAAAGATGGTAAAGGAGAGGCTCTATAAGAAAAAGGAATTTGCCATTGGTCTAACAGTTCATTCATAGTTCTCACAAGAATATCGACCAGCATCGCATGAGTTGGCTCAAAGAGTGCTGATACATGACCAATATTCATTGCTGCAAGTATTGTTGCTTTTGCAACTAAACCCACTGTTTTACCAGCACCGAAACCACAGACAAGAGCCAGTTTTCTATGGTCAAGGTCGTCACAAAACTTTGATTGATGCGGAAGTAAATCCTGATTGATGCGCTCTATTGCTTCATTTGCTGTCGGTAAATCATAAGCACCGATCTGATATAAAACTTTCCCAGGTTGAACTGTATCTAAAATGCTCACGAAATAATCTGTGCAAGTTTAGCTGCTGTATTGATTGCACCAAGAGCAATGTGCAGATGACCTTTTTCTCTTGCTTCCATTTGTAGCGTTGCAGCCTGCGCTAAAAGATTTGCCACCATCTCAGGTCTTTCCATATCCCAGTCAGCTTTCATTTCGGCTCTAGCGATTTCTAAATACTTGTCTGCTGTTTTAGAACTGACCCCCCAATTTTTGGAAGCATATATAACGCAATCGGATCTACGGCCACCTTTAGCGATGATCTCGCCAAGTTTGCGTGACCTGATGACAGTTTCTATTTTTGTACCTTTTTTAGCCATTACATAGATGTTACACGGAAAAGCGAAAATATGAATATTTGTGTAATTTGAGACTCATTTGAGACTGCAAGATGTTCCCACGTTCCCAAGTGTTCCCAGAAATGCTACAAACTTACCTAACCCTATATTTCCATATATATTATCTATTATTATATTTATATATAAAACATAGAGAACATAGAGAACATATATATATAAGATAGTGATTTCAAGGATTTTAACCGTTCCCAGTAGTGAGAACAGGGGTGAGAACAGGTGAGAACCACACCCATTTAGGTGTTCCCGCTACTCGTTTTCTTTTTCGTTCATAATGTAAGGATTTGAGAATGGATGAGACAGTCATTGTGTCAGATTTTGTCTGTCTTTCGATTGGTTTCTCTATTGCTTCGGCTAATAGAAGTTCTATTGTTATGTCCTTCATTGCATTAGCTGGATCGTTCAAGTAGTTGGTAATAACAGAAAGCCAAGGCGAATCAACCATGTAACCGAGATTTTCTTTTTCAATTTGGTTTTCCTGTTCATAAGAGAGGAAATGTGATTCATTATTTTTGAATAGATGTATTGCAGCCGACCACAGAGCATCTCGTTCAAGCTGTAAAGAATCAAGATCAATTGATTTTGTGGTGCATGGGATTATGTGAAAACGTCTGTTACCTGTGTCGTCAATTAGTAGACCTGAATCACGGTTAGAGCTTCCAACAATAATTCCTCTTCTTGGCCATTCCTCTACAGCTTTACCGTATGGAACTCTGAGAAGATCCGTTGACCTTGATAAAAATGCTTTTACAACCCCTGCGTGTTTGCGACTTGTTACGCCGTCAATTTCGCTCCACTCCATTCCCCATGAACGATGAAGGACAAGTAGATCATCTTTTGAAGAAATATCACCAAGAGCATCTGAAAAGAATGGCCCGAATAGTGTCTGCCAGAATGATGATTTCTTTATGCCTTGAGAACCTTGAAGAACGGTTGCTGAATCATGTTTACAACCTGGTATATAAACCCTCCTTACTGCATTGATCAAAGTTAGTTTAAGCATTACATCATATATTGTTGGTTCTTTAAGTTTTTGATCCTGTGGTCTTAGATATGTCGAGGCTAGTCTTTCAATACCATAAAGTTCTGGTTCTATTTCGTTAAAGCAATGATCAAGATAAAGTTTTACTGGATCATATTCATTCTCATGGGCAACCTTTAGGAGACAATCAATTGCCATTTCTTTTGGCACTTTGTAACCAAGTTCTGCAAGTGTAAGGTAGAAAAGTTCAATATTTTTAATTACTTTGCCATCCATTTCTATTGAATGAGAAAAGGTATTGAACCTGATTTCCTGTTTTAGATTGCGTAAAAAGTTTATAAGCTCCTGTGATGTAAGTTGTTCTAATTTACGAGGAACAGGAGTTGGTTCTTCTGCTGGTTTTATTGAAGTAGGGAAGGATCGTGGTGGTGGAGTCCAACCATCTTCCGAGGCAAACTTTTGGAGAGTGCCAAGAGAAACACCAGATGATTTAAATGATGCCCATTTCTTTTCACATTCTCCTGATTGATACTTGCTGTTTTTTTGTGATAGCTGTTCCCAATCATGAAGGAGAGAATTATCACCGACAGAATGTGCAGCCATGCCGATTTTAACCCAAACATCATAATCATCTAAACGATTTGGATTTATTGATTGAAGAAGAGATCGTGCTTTATCTGTATCTGAATTTAATGTCTCTATTTGTGGTGATTTTGTTTTTTTCTTATGCTCCATCATCTTTTCGATTATGACAAAGGGAGCTTCTGCAATTTCAAGGTCTTTTGGCGAGCGATTTTCCATCCACCTGTAGCCACCAGTCTTTGGATGTTTACCAGATACTATTGATTGCGTACCATTCCACCGCAGTTCGATCTGTTCAACAGACCCATCTTCATCTTTTACCCCTGTCTGAAATTTGCGTGTTTTTATCTTTGACCAATACTTTTCTGGAACTTGGTAGATTATTTGAAACCTACCAACACGACCAGATGTGACCATCCATGATGGAGGTAATGAGGAAAGAGAAAACCCCCATTCACCTAATATTTTTGCTGCTGATGGCCCATCATGGTCTAAGAAAAGTAAACCACCTGAAGGAGTTCCACAACAGACACCTATGCCCGTGGACTTTTTGGAAGATATTTCTTTGAACAGTTGTGAGCGTGTAAGTGGATTATTCTGCCAATCGTTTTGATAGGGTCTTTTATTTTGAACGGCAACAAAACCCCAGTGCTTGGGAAGGCCAAGCAGTTCTTCTTTTATATCCATTGTTATGCAGCCTGCTCCATTCTTTCAGAAACTATAAGTCTGAGTAAACAAGATCTTGATTCAGACCCTTTATTGTCATCAAGCCATTTTATCTGACCTTGCGAGAGTTGAATATTTATTGTTTTTAATGTTTGCTCTTGTTCCATATCTAGGGTTGTTTATGTGTAACTATAGGGTAAGATACCACCATATACAGTATGTGCAATGGTTAAATTAAGAGAATACCAAAAAGCAGCAAGCAGAAAGTTGACCAGGCTTTGTCAGGTCAAAAAATGTGCATATTTAAGTGGTGAATGTAGAACAGGCAAGACACTTGTTGCATTATCTGTTGTCAGGAATATGGCACTTGAAAAGGTGTTGGTGATTACCAAGAAAAAAGCAATACCAAGTATAAAAAGTGATGTTGAAAAGATGAATCTTGAGAGGGTAGTATCCATAACTAACTTTGAACAGTTAAAAAATTTTAAGGGTACAAGTTGGAATATGATCATCGTTGATGAAGCTCATAGTGTGGGTGCATTTCCTAAACCATCTCAACGATATCAAAATATCTTGCAGATTAGATATAACAGCATCATTTTGATGAGTGGAACACCAAGCCCTGAGAGCTTTAGCCAGCTTTACCACCAGTGGTCTTTGACACCCTTTTTGTGGAGTAAATATCAGAACTTTTACCGATGGGCTAGTGACTATGTTGATGTAAAGGAAAAAAGAGTGGGAACTGGTGTTGTTATAAAAGATTATTCAGAAGCCAAGCAAAGCAGAATATTGAAGGATATTGAACCTTATACAGTGCAGATGACCCAGAAAGAGGCTGGTTTTACTCAGGAAGTTGAGGAAGAAGTGCATATGGTGAAGATGTCCAGAAGAACTTATCGGTTAGCGTTAAGGATCATAAAAAACGGTGTTATTGGTAAACCAGGTAGAAGATCTGTTGTTGCTGATACTGGTGCAAAGGTAATGAGCAAACTTAGACAGATTTATAATGGTCATGTTATTACTGAGAATCATGGTGCAGTTGTATTTGATAAAAGCAAGATTAGTTATATAAAAAATAATTTTAGTGGAAGGATTGCCATTTTATATTGTTTCATTGCTGAAGGCAAAATGCTTAGAGAAAGTTTTGGTGCTAGGGCAACCGATGATCCTGATATATTTAATGCCGTGAGTGATTCTGTTTTTATCGGGCAGGTCAAGAGTTGCAGAGAAGGCGTAAATTTAAGCAGTGCCGATCATCTTATATTTTTGGGAATAGATTATTCTGCATTGAGTTATTTGCAGGGAAGAGAAAGGGCAAGTTTCCTTGGCAGGGAAAGAAAAAATAAAATACATTATATTTTTGCAGAAAAGGGAATCGAGCCAAAAGTTTATCAGGTTGTACAATCAAAGGAGAGCTATACGATCAAGCATTACAGAAATGACAGAGGCTCAATATCAGAAGAAGCTTATCGACAAGCACGAGAAAGAAGGATGGACAGTGATAAAATTAATAATGTGCAACAAGGCTGGCTTGCCGGATTTGATATGTATGAAACCAGATGAGGTCAAGTTTATTGAGGTCAAAGGACCGAAAGGAAGGTTAAGTGAAATCCAAAAATATAGGATTGAAGAACTTAGAGAGGCTGGATTCCCTGTCGAAGTTAAGAAACCTTAACAAAATAAAAATGACATCATTCTGTTGCTATAGTGACATTACATTAGCATCAAATTATGATGATCCAAACCCCGTCAAAACTTTTTGAATACAAAGATCTTAAAGTAAATTTAGATTCGATTGATTTTCAAATTGAATTAATAAGTCCTGAAAAAGCCAAAAATTATTTGACTTGCAATTTTAAAAACAACAGGATTGTAAAAAAAATGTGGATTAAAGAATTGGCCACGTTGATGAGAAAAAAAGAATTTTATCTTAGTTGGGATTGTCTTTGTTTTAATGAAAATGGAATTTTAATAAATGGACAACATAGATTACACGCAGTAATCGAATCAAACCAGACAGTTGCTTTCTGTGTTGTAAGAAATATGCCTCATAAAGTTGCAAAACTTTTAGATAATGGCAAAAAAAGAACCCAATCAGAAAGAATCACTGTTGGTGGGATTTTGATGAAACAAAAAGAA